ACATTAAGTTCAGATCTAAATTAGAAGAACAAGTAGCTGGACTTCTTGAAGGTCTAGGAGTATCTTATGAATACGAATCTACAAAAGTTTCTTATACCATTGAACACAATTATCTGCCTGATTTTGTGCTCCCAAATTATGTCCATCTCGAAACAAAAGGATATTGGGACGCCGCAGATAGACGGAAGGTGCTTGCAGTTAAACGGGACAACCCTCAGTTAGATTTGAGGATGGTCTTCCAAGCACCTTACAATACAATATCAAAGAAAAGTAAGACGACGTATGCTAAGTGGTGTGAGAAACACGACATACCATGGACGTCTTACCATAATATTCCACTTGATTGGTTAATCTAATGACCGACAGTGAGTTCGTGAGGCATCTACCTTGCGATAATTGCGGGTCATCTGATGCGAATTCTTTGTACTCAGATGGCCATACTTTCTGTTTTGTGTGTCATCACAGGACAGGAAGTGATAATGATGTTATTCACAGTCACATGTCCAAAGATGTCACACTTAAAGGACAAGCCGAAAGGCTTAACAAAAGAAATATATCAGAAAAAACTAATCAATTCTTTAGGATTTTCAGAGATGGAAACACTCTACGCTTCCCATATTTTACAAGCGATGGAGTTCTTAAAGGAGTCAAGATAAAAACTAAGCAAAAAGATTTTATTTATGAAGGAGTTTCCACTGATACCCTATTTGGCCAGCATTTGTTTCCTAGTACTGGTAAACGTATTGTTGTTACTGAAGGTGAGCTAGATGCTGCCTCCTGTTACGAAGCTATGCCCGGATGGCCAATGGTATCTCTACCCCATGGGTGCGCTTCTGCAAAAAAAGATGTCCAAAAACAGATCCCCTTATTCCAGGGCTACGATGAGATTATACTCTTCTTCGACAGCGACGATGCTGGCCGTAAGGCGACGGAGGAGACGGCAGGGGTACTACCACCTGGCAAGGTCAAGATCGCACGCCTTGATGGCTACAAAGACGCTTCAGACGCTCTCCAAAATGCGGATGCTGAAGCGATTCGAAAGGCGATATGGGACGCTAAGCCGTTCCGACCTGATGGAATCATCGATGCAAAAACTCTTAGGAATCTGGTAACTACACCACAAGCACCACATGACCACGAATACCCATTTAAAGGACTTAACGAGAAGCTTCACGGGATCCGGTACGGAGAGCTTACTACATTTTGTGCAGGCTCTGGCTCAGGAAAAACATCCCTCGTCCGTCACATTGCAGCTGACTTGTGTATCAAAGGCGAACATGTTGGGATCTTGGAGCTTGAAGCAAGCAATAGAAGAACCGCACTTGGACTGATGTCCACAGCTGTAGGTAAGAATTTACACATTGGAGAATATGGACAAGAAGAACTTGACACCGCCTTTAGCAATAGTATTGCCAATTGGAATCTTTATTGTTTTGATGGGTTTGGAAGTTATGATCCAGATATCATCTATTCTCGAATCGAATACATGGCTTGCGGATTGGAATGCAGAATCATTTTTCTAGATCACCTTAGTATATTATTAAGTGGTCTTGAAGGTGATGAGAGGCGGATGATTGATCAGACTATGACTAAGTTACGTTCTCTTGTAGAGCGTACTGGTATAGCACTATTTTTGGTATCACACCTGCGGAGGGCAGGAAATGACAAACACTCTCATGAAGAAGGAGGACGAGTTAGTTTGTCCAGCCTTAGAGGATCTCACAGCATCGCTCAGATATCAGACCAAGTGGTTGCCCTCGAGGTCGATCAGCAGAGCGGAGCTGAACGAAAGCTTACGACTGTGCGAATCCTTAAGAATCGCTATTCAGGCGAAGTTGGCGTCGCATGTCAGCTAAGTTATGATTTAAACACTTGCAGATTTACCGAACATGAAGCTACGGAATCACCAATTTTCAACCCGGCCACGGATTTTTGAAGGCAGCGAGTATGTACACCCATGGTATGAACATGCATTAAACAAACCTAACCCACCATCGCAACAGTCAATTGAAAAAGCTAAATTCGTCGACAAAACCTACCACTGGAGTAGGGGCGATAGTGTTCGACCTAGAGACGAACGGACTGCTCAATGATGCTACCAGGATTCACTGTGTTGCACTCCATTGGTGCGAGGATGATAGAACGGAAGCGTTCAATGACGAGAAGTATGCAGAGTCGCCTAAAGACCTTCCTATGGGAGCCAACTATTCCATCACCACTGCGCTTACTCACCTCGAAGTGGCGGATGTTCTTGTTGGTCACAACATTATCGGCTTTGACATACCTATTATTAAAAGGTTATACCCTTGGTTTAATCCTAGCGGTATTATTGTGGACACTCTTCTTTTATCTAGGTTATATCATCCTAATTTACTCGATATAGATCAGAAACACAATTGGAAACATATGCCGTTGCAGTTATACGGCAGGCATTCTCTTGAGTCATACGGTTACAGACTAAATGAATTCAAAGGAAACTTTGCAAAGACTACTGACTGGAAAGACTGGTCTCAAGAGATGCAAGATTACTGCTTACAAGATGTTGCTGTTACCACCAAATTATGCAACCATTTCCACAAATACCTGACTGGATCTTATTAGAACATCAGGTATCACAAATACTCACTCAACAGGAACTACATGGATGGTACTTTGATGAACAAAAAGCTAGAAGTCTCGAATCAACTCTCCGAAGAGAGATGGAAGATACTACTAGATTACTTCGGCGACAACACGCTTACGTTGCAGGAACGGTGTTCACTCCTAAACGAAATAACCGGACACAAGGATACATAGAAGGTGCATCATTCACTAGACTTAAGGAGCTTAATCCTACATCACGTGACCATATAGCATGGATACTACAAACACACTATGGCTGGATTCCGTCATTAATGACCTCCAAGTCCAACAAGGCGATCATCGACGAGCCAGTATTAAAAGAGATTGGGACGGATATTGCCCTATCTTTTTTGAAGATACTGGAACTGACGAAGGCGCTTGGAATGATATCCGAAGGAAAGAACGCATGGCAAAAGCTTGTTACGAAATCTAGGATACATCACCACTGTTCAGTAGCTACAGCAACATTCCGTTGCGCACATAGAAACCCAAACCTCGCACAAGTACCATCAGATGAAAGATTCAGAAAACTATTCACCGCATCACCTGGCAAGGTTATGGTGGGTGCCGACCTTAGCGGTATTGAGCTCAGGATGCTTGCCCACTATCTCGCCAGATTTGATCAAGGACGCTATACCGAAATCCTCCTTACCGGAGACATCCATGCCACAAATGCAGATGCCATCGGCGTCACCAGACGACAAGTCAAGTCAATCACCTACTGCTTCCTTTACGGAGGGGGCAACCTTAAATTAGGTTATACTTATGACAAACAGCTTTCCGAGAACGAGGCGAGAAAGAAAGGTAAAGAAATTAGGGAAGCTTATGTTACAGCCATTCCAGGTCTTAAAGAACTGCTACAAGCAGTACACAAAGCTAGTGAGAGAGGTTATGTCCGTGGACTCGACAATCGTCGTATCCTCGTTGACTCGAGGCATAAGTCCCTCAATTACCTCATCCAAGGATCGTCAGCGATCATCGCAAAAAGATGGATGGTTTTAGCCAATGAGAAGTTACCTAGACATACTCACCAACTTGCATTCGTTCATGATGAATTACAATTTGAAACGAAAGAAGAAAATGTAAATGACCTTAAATTCCACCTTGAATACTCAGCAGCTTGTGCTGGGGAATATTACAACCTCAGGACCCCAATCGCAGCAGAGTCACAATCAGGAAGAACCTGGGCAGACGTCCATTAATTCAACTGTAGATCTTTGTTTCTGCGGTAGACCTGTAAGGCCAGCTTACTGTAATTTACTTCGTAAGAAAAACACAAGTTCTAGTAAGTGTCTGAGATGTGAAAGTTTATGGACTAGGCATAGATTCAATTCATTAGAATATGATTGGATGTTTTTTCTTCAAGGATATAAGTGCGCTGTAGAAGGTTGTAATAACCCAGCAGAACATTT